CTACGACGGCCGCAAGTCCACGGTCCAGACAAGCCGTTCGCGGTCACGGACGGGCTCGCCTTGGATGAGGAAGGCTTCACCATCGATTTCCAAGCGGTCGCCCGGACGCGGGTTGGACACTTCAGCGACGCGCAAGTCGACCCGGGTCGTTTCCGACCAGAGCCGCGCATCGCCGAAGTCGGTGATCGCGTCGGCACGCCGCGCGACGAGCCGCACCAGCACGGGCGCGCCACCCTCTGAAGTATAGACCGCCTCCCGACCGATGTTCTGATCTGTGAACAGCAAGTCGACGGCGGCCGCAAAGGCAGACATTACGTCCGCCGTGCCGAGCGCAGAACCTGCGGCCGGGTGCAGATCGGCAGCGGATTGCTCTCGATCTCGAGCCGCACCCATTCGTCACGGTCCCTATCGGGGATCGTGCGCGCGTAGAGCGGCAGGCCCAGAGTATTGACCGTTTCGAACGTGTCCGCAGGGGCATGGTAGATCTCGAAGAGGCCTTCCACCCCTTCGGGGTAGAAGAACGCCTTGTCGGTCGGCACGCCGAAGCCCGCCCCACCTCGGTAGCGACGGAAGGTGATGCCACCAAAGCTGACCTCGTCGGCAACCCGGCCGCGCAGATCGGCAGCAGCGGCGGTGTTGAGATAGGTCTCGCGCACCTCCTTATGGGCGATGAGATCGGCGAAGAAGGCTGAGCCGCATTCTGCGCGGACCTGTACGGCCCCGGCCGCGAGCCCGCCCATGCTGTCCTCCACGCTTTCGATCAGCGCCTGGCAGCGTTTGCGCAGCGCGCCCGAGCCAGGGGTCGCATTGTCGAGATCGAAGTCGATTTCGGTGGCGGGCGTAATGCCGAACTCGGTGAAGTAATTGATCACCGTGGCGCTGTCCTTGGGATCCTTCACGATGCCCTGAATGCCGTTCAGCAGGTGATATTCGAACGTCGCCTCCGCATCCTGGCGCAGACGGCCAAGCTTTCGGGCGACCTCGCTTTGCACCTGCTGGGTGGCGCTTTCCGAGCCGAAGTCACGAATGCCCTGGATTTCCGACGCCCAGAGCACGTCCTGCTTCTTGAACTGGCGGCAGACAAAGGCGCGCATGTCGCGACGCTCCGGCACCTGTTGCTCGGCGGCCGAGCCACGTTCGGAGAACGGGATCAGCGACAGCGTGCCGTCCCGGCTTTCGACCACGACGGTGCGCGAGCGCACGCCGCGCGGCGAGAACAGGCTGGCGCCCGATAGGATCGCGGGCTTGAAGGGGATGTTTTCCAGCGCGCGGGTGAGTTCGATGATGGTGAAGGCATCGCCTTCGAAGATATCCATGGTGGTCATGGGAATGCCTCCTTTGAGGGTTTGATCAGCGGACGAGAATGCCGACCGCCAGCAGCGCGGCATGGGCGGCGGTGATCTCGCCCTCGCTGGGGGTGCCCGCAAAAACGAGATCGTGGCGGTTGACGATGGCGGGGCCACGGACCAGCGCGACGGCTGGCACGTCGCCGCCCGCAGCGTCGGCCTTACCCCAGAGCACTGCCACTGCGGTTTCCGTGCCATCGACGGCGGCGGGATCATGGGCGGTATATTTGCCAGACGCGGTGATCTTGCCCAGCACGGTGCCCGGATCGAGCGTGGCAAACGCTGTTCCTGTGGCGACGGTGACGGTTTCGCGGGTGTAGTCGCGGAAGGCTTCCCAAACGAGGAAGCCTCCGGGATGCGTGGTCTCGGTGAGCGTGGTCACGTGGTTATCCTTTCAGTTTGAAGGTACGGGCGACGATCTCGCCCCAGGGGCGGACCGTCGTGGTCCGGCCGGGTTGTGCGTGATGGGCCGTGATTTCGGGTTCGGCCTCGGCTTTCGCCGCCAGAAGGGCCATGCGGACGTCGTCGAGACTGGCGTCCTGGTCGAGGAACCGCCCAACCATCTGTGGCTGGCCCGCAAGACGGCAAAGATCGACGATAGCGCGGGCATGGGTGATCGCCTCGGCGCGGATCGCGGCGGGATCGGGCGGTGCGCCGCCCGGAGTCGGGGTCGGATCGGACGGGCTGGGCATGTCGTCGGAGACACCATACCCCTCGGACTCGACGGTCGCATCGTCGCTGTCCGCCTCGCCGGTGCTGTCGGCAGGTTCGACATCGCCGTCCACGATGCTGTCGATCTCTGGGTGCGCGTCCGTGCCTGTTTCTGGATTGCCTTCGACCGGAACGCCTTCCGTCTCGGTCGGAACACCCTCCCGGTCCGTACCATCCGCCGCTTCGACGAGGTCGGGCGGCGCGTTGCGGAACCGGCCGATGTCGAAGCGTGCGGCCATCCTGACAGGTTCCGCCAATCGATCCGCGAAGCCCGCCGCCACCGCATCGGCTGCATCGAACCAGGTCTCGGCCGCCATCAGCGCTGCGATCTCGTCATCGGTCTTGCCGGACTTGGCGGCATAGCCCCGGACGAGGCTGCCCGCGATCTTGTCCAGCGCCTCGGCCATGGCGCGCATGTCTCCCGCCGTGCCCATTGCCAACCCCGACGGATCGTGGATCATCAGAAACGCGTTTTCCGGCATTACGATCTCGTCACCCGCCATGGCGACATAGGAGGCGGCAGAGGCGGCAATACCGTCGATCCAGACCGTGACCGTGCCCGCGTGCCGCTTCAGCGCATTGTAGATCGCCACCGCATCGAAGACTGACCCGCCCGGGCTGTTCAGCCGCAGATCGACCGGCGTCCCGTCGGGTAGTGCGCCGAGTTCGGCAAGGAACCCCTTCGCCGAAACCCCAAAGGCGCCAATTTCGTCATAGATCGCCACTTCCGCACCTGTTCCCCGGGCGCGGATCGCATACCAGCTTGTCATATTGTCACTCCTGTTCGGTGGCGGGATCGGTGGAGGCGGATCCGTCGCCTGTGTCTTCGCCTGTGCCATCTCCAGGATCAGGCCGCGCTGCGGCCGTCGCTCGCGCACCTTGCGTTTCGCCGGGGCTCGCGCGGTAGCTCAGCCCCAGATCAGCAACGCGTTTGGCATCCGCCGCATTCTCTCGGTCGACTTCTTCGACGTCATAGCCGGTGGCCTCGACCACCTTGCGCCGCGAGGTGATGCCCGCTTCCATCGCCAGCACTTGCGCCTGGATGTCCTTCAGCGGGTCGACCCAATCCCAGCGTGGCGGGATCCATTGCACCGGCCGCGCGACGGCGGGATTGCCGATATCCAGCGCCCCCGACAACACAGCCGTCTCAAGCCAGCGCCGCCAGATCGGCCGACACAGCTGGTGCGCCATCACCCCATGCTGCAGCTGGCCGATGCGTCGCCGGAACTCGACCAGCTCGGCCCGCAAGCTTGAATAGTTCGCCTGCCGCACATCGCCGGTGACCAGATGATAGGGAAGCCCCAGCGAGGCCGAGACCGATAAGAGCGTCCGATATTGAAACGCCTCATAGCCGCCGCCCACGTCGGCGGGGCTCGAGAACTTCACATCCTCGCCCGGCAGCAGCACTTGCATCGTGCCAGGTTCGAGGCTCGCAATGGCGGTGCCATCGAGATCGGCCTCGGCCTCACCCATCATCGGGTCTTCCGGCGCGATCTTGGTGATGAACCCAGCGAACATCGCTGCGGTTTTCTTCCGGTCCAGTTCGGCGTCGTCGTACTGGTCCAGCAGAAACAGCCGCACCATGGCTGGAGCCACATGAGGCAAGCCCCGGATCTGGCCTGCATCAATTGGGCGGTAGATGTGCCGAACATCTTCGGCTGGCACGCGCACCGTCTCCGGGATCACAGCCCCTTGGTCGGTGCTGTCTCCCGGATGGCGTCGGCGGAAGTGATAGGCCACGCGCCGTCCGATGCCGTCAAATTCAATCCCGCAACGGATGCGATTGCCGTTTCCCGACGTTTCCGTCTTCTCGAAGGGCAGCATTTCTGACTGCAGGAGCTGCAGTTGCATCGGCACCAGCAGACCATCCTCGGTCCGCCGTGGCCGCATACGCACGAAGCATTCGCCTGCCACGAACATTTCCCGCGCGACCATGGCCTGCAGGCCGTAGAAATCAGTCAACCCATCGGCATCAGCTTCGTCGGTCCAGGCGAGCCATAGGCGCTGAACACTGTCACGCAACGCCGCATCCTCGATAAGCGACGATAACTTGATCCCATCGCCGACCAGGTTTGAGGCAAATGCCTCGCAGGCATTGGCGGCATAGCCATTGGTGACGACCAGTTCCCGCGACCTTGCCAGCAAGCGAGGGCCACCCGAGGCGACCAGTGAATTGATGTTTTCCAGCGGCGGTTGCCAGCCCCGCAAGCGTCGCCTGGCCATCGCGCCTTCCAGGCGAGCGGACACAGCGGCGGGGCCGCCGGGAGTCCGGCGGCGAAAGCGATCAAACAGGCCCATGGATCAGAGCCCCTTCGTCGTCGTGACACGCACCTGCCGAACGATCCGTCGTCCCTCGGAGGCCGCAATCTCGCGGTCGAGCGCCTCGATGGCCCGATCGATTTCCGCGACGCTGCGATAGTCCACCGTCTTTCCGTCATAGCTGACGCGCGCCACGCCAGAGGAACGCTGAACAGCCAGGGTCTCGCGGCGGGCACGGAGCTCGGCAGTCGTGGACATCAATTCACCTCATGTAGCTTGAGCGCACGGTTCGTCGCTGTGGTCCCGCGCGCCGAGAAGCGGGCGTGGTGTTTCCCGCCCCGTCCTCAGCCATGTCTTGTGCCGTGATCCCGAGTTGGGCTTCCAGATCGGCCCAACGCGCCTCAGACCAGCGATCGGCCCCAAGGATCCACGCAGCGGCGCGGGCATAGACCCGGCAGTCCAGCGCCTCGTTTCGTTCGCGCAGCTTCTGCCATTCCAACCGAGCGAAGCCGCGCTTCGTGCGGACCGTGACCAGCTGCTCAGCGACAAACTGCTTCAGCCACTCGCCGTCCGCCCAGTTTGGCAGATGGATCGTTCCGGGCGGGCAAAGGTGCCCAGCGTCGATTTCCTCCCGCGTCGGCCGGTCCTGCCGCAAGAAGCGGTAGGTCTCGGTCTTGAAGGTCGAGGTGGCGACCGTCCAAAGCCGCGCCCCGCGCCGCAGCCGTTTGCCTGCGATGGTCGCGTCCACAAAAGTCGGGCCGGTGACCGGGCTCGAGCGGTTGAAGCCTTCAACACCCTTGACCGGGGCCACCTGCGCGAAGCCGACCTGTCGCGACCAGGCATAGACAGCACTCGTCTCATAGCCGGTATCGATGGCAAGTCGTGCCAATGTCATCGGCTGACCGGAAGCATGCTCCCATGTCTGACCCAGCAAATTGGCCAGCTGCTGCCAGCACGCCGGATCGCCGGGCCCACCCTCAATGACCAGATGATCGATCAGCCAGCTCTCCAGCCCGCGGCCCCAGGCCCAGACATCGACCTCGATGCGATCCTTTTGAACGTCGGCCCCGGCTGTCAGGAACAAGCCGCGCTCCGGAACAGTCCCTCCGTCCCAGGTCTCGCGCCGGTCCGCCAAGCGCTGCCAGTCCGGCGCCTCGCCGGTTTCGACCCATGTCTCGCCGAGGATCGTGTTGCGGAACGCCTTGATCGCCTCGTCCGACCCTTGCGCCGCGTCCCAAGCCCGCACAATCCGCTCCCAGCTCAGCCAGCCGATCGGCGAATAGAGGGCCGAGAGGTGATAACCGACGGTACCGGGATCTGCGGCCACAGCGGTCGCGCGCCATTCGCCAGCCTCCAGCATCGCCGTCTTGTGGTGCTCTGCGATGGGCTGGTCGCAGCCCTCGCAGTGATATTCAGCAGTCTCCGGCCGCCCCTTTTGCCAACGCAGCCGCTCGAACTTCAGCCATTGTTCCTGACCGCAATGCGGGCATGGCACGAAAAACCGCCGCTGGTCGCTCGCCTCGAACTCTCGCTCGATCCGGCTCAGCCCCCGGATCGTAGGTGTCGAGACCAGGAACACCTTGCGCCGATGGGCAAATGTCAATGATCGTGCCTCTGCCAGCGTGACCGGATCGCCTTCGTCGTCAGCGGAGGCCGGATAGGCATCGACCTCGTCGAGGAAGATATAGCGCGCGGGTGTCGAGCGCAGCCCGACCGCCGAGTTCGCGCCCGTCATGATCAGGATGCCGCCCGCGAATTCCTTCGACAACATGGTGTTGCCCGCGTCGCGCGAGCGCGCCGGTTTGACCCGCTCACGCAATTCCGGACTTTCGTCGATCAGCGGATCGATCCGCTGGCGTGAGTTTCGTTTCGCCAATTCCACCGTCGGCTGGACCGCGAGCATTGGCCCCGGCGCCTGGTGGATCGCAAAGCCGATCCAGTTGTTGCCTGCCTCGGTCGCGCCGACCTGCGCCGCCTTCATGAACACGATCCGCTGCGTTGGATCGCCGGGCGACAGCCGGTCCATGATTTCGCCCATGTAGGGCGTGCGCGCCGTTCGATACCGCCCAGGTTCTGCCGAAGCGCGCCCTGAAAGCATTCGGTGCCGGTCCGCCCATTCCGACACGGTCAAGTCCGCATCCGGCGTGAGGCCAGCACCCCAGGCGCGCAGGATTTCCGCATCCCCGTCGAAATCCAGCACATCGTCGGCATCACCGGAGATCGGGTTTGACCTCGGCAAGATCGTCGAGCTGGGCACGGACATGTTTTTCCAGAACTTTCTGCATCGCGGCGGTCTCCACACCCAGATCGGCCGCCATCAGCGCCGCCGCTCGCGACGGCCAGTTGACCCAGACATCGCGCTCTTGCCGCGCCAGCCGGAACACCAGCGACAACGCGCGGGCCCGGTCGATCAACTCGCCTTTCAGCTTTTGCAGCCGGATGCGCCGCTCCTGTGCCTTTAGCACTTCGTTCGCCGTCTTGGCCTGCAGGAAGGTGGTGCCGCTGCCGATTTGTGGCGCCGCTAACCCCTGTTCACGGAGGGTCTCGCCGACTGCGGACACTGCCGCCTCCGGAACGGGCTTCAGTTTTGGCTGCGGCGCTTTCCGGGTCTTCGAAGGATCGGTCGCCTCGGCGCGCAGGGCATCGCTGGCCACCGCGTCAATGCTGCCATCGCCGTGCAAAACCAGCCGTCCTGTCGCTTTGGCCTTCTGGATTGCCCCGCGTGAAAGGCCGACGCGGGCGGCGTATTGGCGCTCGCTCAGACCCTCCATTGCGTGCTCCGATTATCATTCAAAATCATGTGCTTATGTAGTTGATAAGCCTCCGCACCAGAGCGAACGTGATCTCAAGAAAACGATGCAACTCACCACGGAGCCGCCACGATGACCCGCCTGAACCCGATCACCACACCCCGCCACCAACTGCGCGCCGAGAAGGCTGCGCGGAACAGGGAGGCGGCCTTGAACGCCTTCATCGGCAAGAAATCCGAGATCGACGAGGCGCTGGCGCGCTTGTCGAGCCTGAGCGACGACCATTTCAACGCCCACCCCGACGAGGTGAACTGGGGCCATGTCGGCACCCTTGAGCACTACGCAAGCCTCCTGAAGCGCATCACCGACAGCGCCTTCAGCGAAGGCGAGCACGCGGAGTAAGCACCATGGAAACCAGCACCATCCGATTGCCGATCCGCAAGCTGCCCGATCATTTCGACCGAAGCCGTATCACCACGGTCCTCGACGAAATCGAAAGCGCCCTGATGGACGACGGCGGCGTTTACGTCCGCGCTTATGCCGACAGCATGACGATTACCATCGAGGTGCCGACCAGCCAGCTGATCGATGCGGCAAACTGCCTGAAAGACCTCGACCTGATCTGAACCGCGCGGACGCGCAGACCTGCCCCGCATGCGCGGGGCTCGTCCCGGTAGAAGGGTCGCATTCCGCGCCCCCGATGACCGGAGACAACCATGGCCAAGAATTCCACTCCCACAACAGCCGATACTGCACCGCGCCAGACCAAGCAGCAGATCATGATCGATCTCCTGCGGCGGCCCGAAGGCGCGGGCATCGAAGAGATCACCGCCGCAACCGGATGGCAGTCGCACACGGTGCGCGGCGCAATGTCCGGC